CAGGCCGATGATCGCGAGCGTGACAAGATGATGGCTGATATGATGCTCCGAGCCGAAGAACTACGTCAAAAAGGCGTATCGGTGGATATTGCAGGAATTAAGGCCGAGGTAGACCGCGAGCGAGCAGGCAGTCAGCACTTGCACAATATGCTCCAAGACTTCAACCAGAGTCGCCAGCAGGCGGCACAGGAACAAGCTCAACAACAGCAGGCCGCGCAGCAGCAGCAAGGCCCGCAACAACCACCTATGACACCAGGGGCGATGTAATGGCCAACGTACCTAACGCAGAAACCATCCGTTCAGCGGCCAAATTGCTGAATGATAACGAGATCTGGCAAGATGCGCTTGACGCCATCGTGGCCAACTATAATGATATGTGGGTAAACTCAGAGCCGGTCGAACAGACCCGCCGCGAGAATGCCTACTATATGATCCAGGCGGTTGGTAAACTCCGTACTGAGATCAAGACGATGTGTAACGCAGGCAGCCTCAACAAGCAGATCGCCCAAAACAATGTCAAGTCAAAGGGTTAAAAGGTAGCGCTCGGGCTTGACAATTTGCTAGACTAACGGAGTATTACCAATGGCACGATCTAATCAGGAAGCTCAAGGCACCACACACGGCGCTGACGAGTCTGAGTATGATGTGGCAGTAAGTGCGTGGGAGTCTGTACTCGGTGACGACGATGAATCCGAGGAAACGCAGAAACCTACAGCGAAAACCCGGCCACGTGCTGAGCGTGAAGAACCTGAAACTGAGGAAGAAGCCCCAGCGGAAGAAGCTGAGGAAGATCCCGAAGATGATGGGGAAGAAGATCCGGGCGAGGAAGATGACGATAGCGAGGAAGATGACGACGACCAAGATGAAGATGACGACGAGGGTGATCAACCCAGCCAGACCCTAGACCCTGAAACGAAAGTTAAGATCAAGGTCAACGGGGAGGAGCAGGAAGTCACTCTAGCCGAGCTTCAACAAGGTTACTCACGGAACGAGGACTATACGCGCAAGACGCAAGCGGTAGCGAATGAGAGACGAGAAGTAGAATCCGAGAAAGACCAAGTAATGGCCCAGCAGCAACAGTGGGCCGCCGCCCTTCAAGAGATGGGTAAGCGTCTGGAAGCTACGGCCAGTGGCCGGAGTCAGGCACAGTGGGATGACCTAAAGCGGTCAGACTACGACACTTACTTAGAAGAACGGGACAAGGATCGGGTTTTACAGGAACGATTAGGTGCAGTTAAGTCCGAGGAAGATCGTGTCCAGCAAGAGTATTCTCAACACCAGCAGAAGCAGCTACAGCGCTTTGCGGCTGAGGAGAACGAAAAGCTGGATCTGGCTATCCCAGACTGGCAGGACGCACAGGCCAAGCAGCGAGACTTATCGTCAATGGCTAAATATGGTAAGGAAGTCGGATTTACTGAGCAGGAGCTTGCTGGCCTGCTAGACCACCGAACCTTACTTGTCCTGCGAGACGCTGCGAAGTTCCGGGAGCTACAGGCGAAGAAAGGTGCGCCAGCAGCTAAGTCTAAGATTCGTCAGGCCAAGGCCCGCACGCTAGACGCAGGCAAGCCTAATACCGAAGCGCCACGTAAGACGAAAGCGCGTAAAGCAAGTCAGACCTTAGCTAAGTCACGCACAGTTAGTGCTGCGGTACCATACTTTGATAACATGTTGCAAGATGAAGAACGCCGTTAATTCCTGAGAGGATATACCCCATGGCCGTTTCCCAGAGCTTCAAGACATACGACGCAAAAGCCAACCGCGAGGATTTGGCCGATGCGATCTACAACATCGACCCCTATGACACCCCGTTCATGACCAAAGCGGGCCGTCGCAACATTACCAACGTGACGTATGACTGGCAGAAAGAGAACCTGAAAGCGGTCGATACCGATAACGCCCAGGTAGAAGGTTTCGAGCTAGCGCGTACCGCCAGCCAGCCTACCGTCCGCATTGGTAACGTGGCCCAGATCAGTAAGAAAGACGCCACCGTTTCCGGCTCCCAGAACGCCGCTAATCCAGCAGGCAAGCGGAAAGAAATGGCTCACCAGATGGCCATGCGCTCCAAGGAATTGAAGCGTGATATGGAAAACATCTTGTGTGGTGCCCAGGGCCGTGTGAACGGCGACACCGTTACCCCACGCCGTACTCGCGCATGGGAGTCTTGGTTGGAGACTAACGTACTACGCGGTGCCACTGGTGCTAACGCGGCAGACGAATTCTCATCGCCTACCGATGGCACGCAGCGTGTACTCACAGAGGCATTGCTCAAAGAGTGCTTGCAGTCTTGCTACACTAACGGTGCAGAGCCTTCTATCATGCTCACAGGCCCGTACAACAAGGGTATCGTGTCTGGGTTCGTAGGTCGTGAGCAAGCGCGTCAGAACATCGACAAAGAGCGCGTCCAGGCCACTGTATCACTGTACGCAGGCGACTTCGTGACCTTGCAGGTTATGGCAAGCCGTTGGGTTCGTGAGCGTACCGCGTCGTTGATCGACCCGCAGTACGTGCGCGTGGCCTACTACCGCAACTTCAAGCAAGAGCCACTTGCTAAGATCGGTGACGCGGAAACACGCATGATCTTGGCCGAGTACGGCTTGCAGGTAGATAACGAGGCAGCACACGGCGCGATTGCTGATCTAACTACTTCCGCGTAAGCGGGAGTCCTGGCACTCAATGAACAAGGAGGAGGGGGAGCTTAGGCTCCCCTTTTTGCTATGAAAGTGACGCTACCCTACGACCGAGGCAACGGCCTACAAGGCATTGTCCACGCAGATACCTCAGACCCGGACAAGTTCACGCTCCAGACCAAGCAGGACGTGTCGGGTATCATCGACTTTTGCACGCAGAAGCGTGACGCCACACGGTTCGACAAGCGTGACGGCATGTACCATGTGGCCGAGATCCCCATCCCCATTTACGAGCAGGCCGTTATGGAAGGCTGGGATAACCCCGACGGCTGGAAGCGTTGGCTCAACAACCCTGACAACCAGTGCTTCCGCACGTATGGTGGCCGAGTATGAGCGCGTATGCCTTTGCGACGAATGGCGCTTTCCAGGCGTCTATCGCTGACTGGCTCATGCGGCAGGATCTAACCGAGCGCATCCCCGAATTCATGGGGCTTTGCGAAGTTGAGTTAGACCGACGCTTGCAAGTCAAGGAAATGGTACAGCGTCGCACGTCCACGGCTACTGACCAATATATTACCCTGCCCGCCGACTGGCGTGCAGCCCGCAACGTGCAGCGCCTCCCGAGCCGGGAGCCGATGCTCTACAGCACCCTGGACGAGATAGACCGCTACCGGGCCAACATCTTGCGGGGCGTCGCATCACGTCCGCTAGGCGGGCCGGATCGGTACTCTATTTTAGGTACGGTGATGGAGCTAGCGCCAGCGCCTACAGTAGACGCGCCAGCCGAGATAGAAATGGTGTACTATGCCAATGTGCCCCGAATGGAAGCAGATACGGATAGTAGCTGGCTGCTACGGCTCTACCCCGACGTGTATCTATATGGGACGTTGATCCATTCGGCACCCTTTTTGAAAGACGATTCGCGGTTGCAGGTATGGGCCGGGCTGTACGAGAAGGCGCTGTCTGAGGCTAACGCGTCTGACACACGGGGCAGATATAGCGGCGCACCATTACGTGCGGGTGGCGCACCAACTTTCGGAGTGTGATATATGAGCTTTAGTAACGCAGCAGAAGAAATCGCCCTCCGGGCCGTGCTGGACAACTCCTTCGTCGGCCTGACGACGACCACCCCCACGGACACCTCACCCGGCACAGAAGTTAGCGCTCCCGAGTACTCCCGTCGGGGCTGGACACCCGCATACACGCAGGGCGCCCCAAGCTGGGCGACGAACAGCACGGCCATTGAGTACCCCTCCGCTACGTCGTCGTGGGGCGAATTGTCGTATGCTGTGTTTTTCACGGCAGCCGTGGGAGGCACGTATCTAGGGTACGCAGAGTTGCGCGACCCCAATGACCCAAACACGCCGTTGACCAAAATAGTTACCTCGGGCGACATACTGCGTTTTGCGGCGAACGCCCTCATGTACGCACTGGACTAACGCGATATGACTAGGCCATACGGCACAGCTTCATACGGAGTGGGTACCTACCAGGGCGGGCGACTGCTAGACCTGGGCGGCTACACACTGGCCGAGAGCGATGCGAAGGCACTAGGCCGGGTAGATACATCGACGGTGGGCAAGGGGCTTAGCGCGTCCAGCGCGTTTCTGCTGCTGGACGTGTTTTCGCCCCTGACAGCGGTCGGGAGTTCGCTGACATTTGCATGGGCAGAGGCGCGGCGCAACACTACTAGGGCGCTAGCGCCTTCGTTGGCCACCACTTCGGCGCACACGACTAGCTGGGCCGACAAGAGCGGCGCGGTGTATGGCCTTAGCTCCGCAGACGCGCACGTAGTGGCCATGCTATTGTGGGAGGCAGAGACAGTACCTGCCGCCACCGATTGGGCCACTGAAACCACCGTGTCAGGTAACTGGTACGAAACCACCAACCAGGGCACTACCTGGGTCTAAGAGGACGCCACGATGGCCGACACATTTACGCCGAATTATAGTTTCATACTGCCAGAGGTGGGCGCTTCCCCGGATACATGGGGCGGCAAACTAAACGACAACTTTGGCGCGCTAGACATTGATCTTACGAAGTTGGCCACTAAAGCGGCCAACCTGTCCGACTTGGCTAACGCGGCAACGGCCCGGAGCAATCTAGGGCTAGGCGACTCTGCACTGCGGGGCAACACGGCCAGTCGCACGTCCTCCAGCACCACTGCCCTCTTGCAAGCTGCGGCCATGAATAGCCACCGCACTAGCGCCG